AGATTAATAGGAGGAATAGTAATCTCATGCCAGTCAATCATTTTTTCTTAGGAAACCCCGCCTTCATCATAGCGTAAGCTTTATCAGAAATAGTTGACTTAGATTTGGGACGACTAATGCCTTTTTTCTTGCGTTCGTTTATGTTGTGATATAAGCCTTGTGGTTTCATTTTTTGGCCTGTCCTGACTCAGACATAGCAATAGCAACTGCTTGTTTACGGCTAGTTACTTTAGCGCCAGAGCCTGATTTAAGTTTACCTGTCTTATATTCTTTCATAACCTTATGAACTTTTTTTTGCATTTTATTCATCATATTTTTAATTCCTCACCTAACATGTTGGATACAAAACCTAGTCCTTCTTCACCCAGTGCTGGCAATCTTGTAGCTTCTGGACCCATACCCGGAGCAACTGCTTTAGCCACTAAACCCCCAGCTCGCCCTCTACGCCTTAATTTTCTTGTTGATGCTTTATATTCACCCACCTCACGTTTTGTTTCTGTTTTAACAGTTTCAAGCCCTTTCTTAGAAAGTTCTTTAATTTTTTCTAATACTTGCGGATTGCGTCCGCCACCGGGTCTATTTAAATATTCATAAAAACTATAACCTGTGTTTTGGGGCCTACCCGCTAAACGTGTTGCAAGATCAATTTGACTTTCCCAAAATGATTCTGGTTGAGGGGTGCCACGCCCACCCGCTTGCTCAATTAACCATTCGTTGTAATTTTTTGTACTACGTACATCACCACGAATAGCATAAGTTGTTTTAGAATATGGGGATACTTCAGATGCTGATGTTGTACCACTACCATAAGGATATTTAAGTCCTACGCCTCGATAAATGTAAGGATCTACCATACCCCAGTTGCCTAAATCTAAAGCAAGTCCGCGCTGGAGTGCTTGTTCATATGTATAGACAGCCATATTACGCTCCTAGTTTTTCTTCCTCAATACCCATTTCTGGTGTTAAGCGTGTTGATGATAATAATGATCTTGCACCACCACGCATTCTTGCTCTTTTTTTAGCTGCCATTTCTTCTTGTAAATCACGTTTTTCTTGCTGTGCTTCCATACGCATTCTTTCAGTTTCTTGACGTTGTTGCTCAATTTGCGCTAACGCAGCTGAATTGTCTGGTTTTGGTGCGCTAAACATTCCACCCATTACTTTCTCCTCATGATATATGTGTCTTCTTTAGTTACGCTATAGTTTTTCATTAACCCTTCAGCTTCGAACCCTAAAGTGTTGGCCCAAGCTACAGCGCGCTTATCTTTGGATACTACCGTAATTTGTATGCGATGTAAATTAAATAATATCTCACAGATATCAAAGAATACTAAAGCACCTTTAGTCATAGCTATTGGATATCGTCTAGCTGTCTCATGAAATATAGACCACGCCTCACCAACCCCAGACCAAAGTATCCCGCAACCAAAAATAGCGACAGGCTCGTTATGTAAAAGCGCAGTAATAGTCGGACCAGCAAGAGACTGTGTATTAAGACGGTATTTTCTATTTTGTTCCGTAAGCGATGAAAGCCCATAAGTATCTGTTCCTTTAAAATGATCTGCATGACTAGGATGGTAGTTAGTATAATATACATCCTTAACACTAGGCATGTATTTATCTAAATAGTTCTGATCAATTAAATATATCGAAGTCACTATTAGCTACAGTAGGTGCAATCAATGTGCTTGCTGCTAATGGACTCTTAGTCATGCGCTTATGTTCCCCGCCACCTAAAAGTAAATAGCCAAATGCATCACCAATGTGCGAATGTTCGTTTTTGTTTGGACTGTCTTTAAATCGTTCTTGTCCGGCGCCTACACTGATACGTTTGAAATGGTACCCGCCAGATAATGATTTACGTAAGCGTTTGCATTTTGGATTAATTAATAATCCGGGTTTACCCATAATCAATCTTTGCATAGGTGCAGCGGCTGCTTCACGTCTGACTTTAAAATTGTTAGACGCTGTAGGTTGTGCGCGTAATCCAATGGTTCTTAGGTAATCAAATGCAGTGACTTCGTAAATAGCATCACGTGCCATACCCGCTGGGTCACCCCATACCATGACTTGTGCTTTAGGATACTTAGCATTGATCTCTGCAAGTAGCTGTTGACCAAAACGTTCGAGTCCCATATCTTCAGTGACAATCTCATCAAAGATAATCCATCGACCATTATTAAGTCGTTGGCCAATGGCAGCAGCCGGTGTTAAACCAAAGTCAAGACCAATATGTAATGGCTGTGCTGGATCATACTCAGCATCAGGACTTGACATTAAGTGATCATCATACTCTGGCCATACAGGTTTACCTTCTTGTACATAAGTAAACTTACCTTCTGCATAGCAACGAACCCAGTCTAAGTTTTTACCACCTAACATCTGTGAGTAGTAACCGCTAGGTAAGTTCCTTACATTCTCAGCTTTAGGATTAAGTTTCCACCAACGACCACTTGCAAAGATATGGTCATTCGCTTCTGGGTTGTCAGGTAAATCTTCTGGACTCACCTCCATGACACCACCCGGCTGTTGGAAGAAGTCCCACCCGTACTTACCTGTAATCTTTTCTTTTTGACTTAATCGGAACCACCAATGGTCATCGTCCATTGGGTTCGTGTCCATCCAGACTCCGTGCCAAGTAGGTCCTCCATCCTTCTTAGTTGGATAACGACCGACACGATGAGTAAGACCATCAATAACAGCTTTAGGTAATTCTCTGGCTTCATTGACCCATGCTCCTGTAAGTTCCAATGATAACAGTTTTCTTACGTCTTTAGGTTGGTCCAATGCTAAGAATATCACTTCACAGTCAATACCCGCTGCATCACCGCGGGAAGGGAGGCGAATGTGATGAGTGATCGGAGGTGTGTATAGCATCGGACCGAAAGTGTTTTCCGGAAATAATTCTTGCCACGTCTTAATGGTTGTGGTCTTGAGTTCTGGGTAAGAGTTTCGTACAATAACAAAACGGGTATAGCGAATGCCATCCTGAGGTGATGGCTTTTGTCTTACGGCACGCATCATAATCTCAGCTGCGCACGCGTAAGACTTGCCACTCCCCACTGGTCCCATGAGTCCCCGTACAAACTTATTACTTTGTAAAAAGTTATACACCACAGGGCTGGTACTAAAATCTAATTCAATACCCGGGCCATGTAACTCTTTTTTGCTACGATCCTTTTTATTGCTCATCGTCGTCTATATCAGGATGCTTAGCATTGAGTAACTGTCGAAGACGTTGATTATCTTGCCATAGCTCATCTATGATTTTCATAACACGTGTGTTATTCATATTGGCCATATTAAATTCTTCGCGCAATAATTCAATCTCTGCTTTGATTTCCATGGTCTTTTCTCCATTGTTTCCAAAGTTGTAATGTGTGAATTGCTTTGTCTATGTCTTCATCACCATTACCCTTACGGTCAACACGTACAATGTACTTGACAGCCGTATGTTGCATGGGGTTCAATCCGTTAGCCATAGAAAACTCCATAGGCTGGATCTTCATTTGTGCATAGTGATTACCACCCACTTGGGTGTCTTTAGGATTCGTCATCGCTCGTTCCTTTTAGTTTTCTAGGATCCAATGCTTTCTTAGCTACCTCAATACCTACGGCATTGGTGTAGTTAGGATCATTTAAAATATCTTTAGCCCACTTCTTAGGGTCTTTGGGTTTCTTCCATTCTTCCATCAACTCTAACAATCTTGCTTTTAAGTCGCCTCTAACTTTCCTCGTCATTGTCAATTATCTCCGGTGCTTTAACATTAATACCAATCACAGATGGTTTATCAGACTCATCAGGATTATCAAGTAAGCCAGATGCCTTGGCTAATAACCTTAATGTCTGTACCTTGTCCCAAAACTCAATCGCAATCATACCATCTTTGTCAATCTTGATCGACTTAATACTTTGTAATGCATGTTCTGGAATATCTTTACTTGCTTTAACTTGTACATTGCCATCTTGGTCCCACTCCATCACATCGGTGATTTTAGTGTTGGCCATACAAAGAAGGCTGTACGCGACAGCCTCTCTGTTTGCGGCAATAGTTGTACTACGCTCCAAATTTCTTTGCAGCTGTTTAACACCACCGTATCCCGCTAAAGACGGGATAGGTTTGTTTTTGTTTTTAGTCTCACTCATCAGAAGGGTAAATCGT